TGTCTTTTGCATCAGGATCTAACCATTCAATGGCGTATGTCGCCGAAACTACTTTTGGAACAACCCCCGCAACGCCTGTTTTTAAGCCGTTACGACATACGGGTACAACATTGGGATTGTCAAAAGACAACCTTCAATCGGAAGAATTAAGAAGCGACCGACAAATCGCTTGTTTCCGTCACGGTAACAAACAAGTCGGCGGCGACGTTTCGAGCGAATTAACTTATACGGATTTTGACGATTTTCTTGAAGCCGCTACTTGCGGAACGTGGTTAATCGACGATCCCGCTTTAGGAACCGATCGTTTGCTTGCGGGTATTGTTCGCCGAAGCTTTACAATTGAACGTAAATTTGGCGATATAAACGAATATATTCGTTTCACTGGTTGCGAAGTAAATTCTTTTAGTTTAACAGTCGCACCGAATGCAATTGTGACGGCTTCGTTTTCAATGATTGGTGCAGATCAAGACCCATCAAACGCAATTGTCACGGGTGCAACATACGGAACGGCGCAAGGTGGTTGTCCGTTTGATTCGTTTAGCGGTGCAATTCTTGAAGGTGGAAGTTCGATCGGAATTGTGACGAGTGTCGATCTTTCAATTGAGAACAGTATTGAACCGAATTTTGTTGTTGGTTCGAAAACAACAGCGGGTAATACAATCGGACGTTCAAACGCGACGGGTTCAATTACCGCATATTTTGAAAACACCGATCTAATGAATAAATTCATAAACGAAACAGCGACATCGTTGGAATTCGATCTTGTCAGCGAAGCGGGCGATACGTTGAAGTTTACATTACCTAATGTCAAATATGGATCAGGACAACCTGACGTATCGGGCGACGGTAGCGTTACAATTAGCCTTGATTTTCAAGCGTTATATGATGCGGCTACACTTTCGAATATTATTATCGAAAGAACGGCGGCGTAATATGAAAATAAGCGAACTGGATACCTCCAAGGCACGAGCTGAACCTGTTCGGATCGATCTTGATGGTCACGCCTTAAAAATAGGTAAAAAGAAAGTCGATTTGTCGGGACAATGGATCGACGTTCTCCCGACCGATTCGGACGAATTCAACAACTTAAAGCTTGAACAATTCAGAAAAGCGGCAAAGGGCGAAAAAGTCGATACGAATGAATTGATCGCTTGCTTGATTACTGCTTGGTCGTTTGACGATGAATGTAACATTGAAAACAAAGTTCAAGCGATTAAAACATTCCCGCGATCGCTTGTCGAATTCATTGATAAAACGGCAAGTAATACAATAAATTTTATGATGATCTAGCAAGGAAGCTGATCGCATACGTTGAAAAATCGACTTGGTTGAATGGATTCGTCGACGCAAACGCAAAAAAGCCGATAAGTAGACGCGATCATTACGTGCAATTAAAAAAGTCGGGTATAATAAAACCCGACTACGAACTTCCCGCGTTTCCCGACGAAATGAGTTATTTGTTTAATTGGTACGCGGATCTTACTTGGTTAGGTGTCGGAATTGTCGAACTAAAGGCATATTTTGACATGAAGAAGATCAAACCAACGGTTCAAGAATTCGAAACGTTGGTTGCACTAATTAAAATAAATCGGGGATCAAAATAATGCGCGCAACCGTCGAACTTCTTGCGGATAGTTCACAAATAAGAACCGCCGAAAAAGATTTAAACGCTTTAAATCAAAGGGGCGCACAAACCGAAAGCGTTCAAAACCGCATCGGTTCAAGTGCCCAAGTTACGTCTAAAAAAATAGGTTCATTGGCACGATCAGCAACGAACAACCGACGCGCGTTTTTACAACTTCAACGAACAACTGATTCACTTCAAAAAGAGATCGAAAGCCTTCGCGCAAGCGCACAACGCACCAAAGCCCCCCTTGGCGGCTTAGAACAGGGTGCTAAAAAAGCGGGTCAAGGTTTTTCGTTAGCGGGTCGCGGTGCGGGTCAAGCGGGTATTCAAGTACAACAATTCGTCGGACAGATCCAAGGCGGACAGAATGCAATGCTTGCGCTATCCCAACAAGGCGCGGATTTAGGTATTGTATTAGGTGCGCCGCTTGCGGGTGTTATCATCGGTTTGGGTGCTTCGCTTGCGGGGTTTTTATTACCAAACTTATTCGATAGTAAGAACGCGACCGACGACCTTGAAGAAAGTATTGGTTTATTGACCAAAACCGCTTCATTGGGTGACAAAGGGGTTCTTGAATATTCGGATCAGATTGCCCGACTCGCAAAAGTCAGCGCATTAGCCGCCGAAGGTAGAGTTGACGCGGCAATTCGCGCGGGTGGTAAAGCCGCCGTCGACGCCGCGCAAGCGATCAAAGAAGAAATTCAAGACAAGCTTGATCTTGGCGATTTATTCTCTGGACTCGACAAATCGGTTCAATCAGCTAGAACTTTTGGTGATCGTGCGGGCGCGAACCTTTTAATTGGGGTTGGTCAAGGGACGAATAACCTTATTGCTGATCAGCTTGCCGAAGCTTTGGGGATCACTGGTGACAACGCAAGGCAAGCGGGCGCGGAAATCGTCGAACTAATTGCAAACATTGAACAGTTCAAATCGCCCGAAGCGTTCACGGCATTAGAAGAACGGCTTGTTTCACTTGGTAAAAACGCGGGCTTTAGTGTAAAGAGAACCATCGACGAACTGATTGGTTCAATTGGCGGTTTTATTGATCAAGGTCGCGACGCGTCCGAAATCGTTAGACAATTACAAGGAAATGTTAAAAAAGGCGTTCTTCCATCGGTCGAAGAAGAAGTTGATAAAGCAACAAAAGCGACCGAAAAGCTATCAACATCGTTGCAAACGCAAATCGTAGCACTTACATCGGGTGCGCAAGCGGGCGAAATTTATGCGCTCGTTCAAGCCAACGTCGGGACGGCGACAGAAAACCAGATCCCCGCGTTAATTGCCTTAGTAAATAAAAAATACGAACTGATCAACGCTGAAACAGCCGCTACCGAAGCAACCAAAGCGGCAAGCAAAGCCGCGACGAAAGCAACGCGAGATCAAGCCAAGGCGCAAAGCAACGCAATCAGCGCACTGACAAAAGAGTTTTCAGCGTTCCAAGCACAACAAGATCAGCTTCAAGGTATCGCTTCGGGTAGTACGGGATTAACCAAACTACAAGTATTGGAACAACAATATGCCGCCGAACGCGCCCTATTACTTGACGCGCAAAACGCGGGCTTCGAATCGGAAGTAGCCTATAAAGACCGATTACTTCAACTTGAAGCCGAATTTGCAGAAAACAAACGCGGGTTGTCCAAACAGTTTGAACTTGTAGATTTTGAAGCATTCGAAAACCGCGCGGCGGGGGCATTTGCCGCCGTTGCAACGGGCGCGCAAACTGGCGAACAAGCGGTTCAAGGTTTGGCAATGGGATTGATTCAGGAAGGTGTCGGGTCGTTGATCAAGTATGGATTAACCGCCGCGACGACTTGGGCGGCGGACGCGCTTGGATTCACGGCGGCGCAAGGCGTCAAAACGACGGCGGTTGTTGCGGCAACGGGGGCGCAAACATTAGCATCAACGGCGGCGGTCGGTACGTTAACGGCGACGGGTGTCGCGGCGGGTGGTACACTTGCGGCGGCTTATGCACCCGCCGCCGCCGCCGCTTCAATCGCAACAGCGGGGGGCGCACCCGCGGCGGCAACCCCGATCGCGTTGGGGTCAATCGGTACAATTATCGCGGCATTGGTTGGGGGTTTAGCGCTCGGTTCGGTATTCGGACGGGCTTCAGGTGGTCAGGTTCGCGACGGTCAACCGTACCTTGTCGGGGAACGTGGCGCTGAATTATTCACGCCGAATTCAAGCGGGGGCGGACGCGTGACACCTTTCAACCAGTTAATGAATGAAGCGCGCGGCGGAAGCGGTCAAACCGTAACGGATAATTCGAATGTAAATATAAATGTTACGGGTGCATATCAAACAGGCGAAGATCTGCTTCTTGCTAATCGCGATTTAATTTATCGAATCGTTTCCGACGCGAAACGTCGACAAGGACAAAGGTTTTAATCATGGCAACACTTCCTACCGAATTTAAAATTGCATACGCTGAACTTAATTCATTATCGTCATATGTATCAAGTCGAACTCGAAGCCTTCGTTACGTACAACGCAAAACGACAGGTCAGGCATGGGACTTTGTCATTCGCTCAATTGCGATTGAAGATATAGATATTAAAAAAGTGATCGCGGGAATTGCGGCAATTAATCGCGACAACGCCGACCTTCAAATTTCAATACCTATTTATAGCGAATCGAACGCAACGACGACAACAACCTTAACAAGCGCGTTAAAAGGCGCGTTCAGTCTTTCGTTGACATCTAATTCCGGTGTTCAAGTTGGCGATTTCTTTACGTTTGGTAATCATTCAAAAGCGTATCAAGTGACAGCGATCGCGGGGTCGGTTGTTGAATTCACCCCGAATTTGGTTGTCGATGTTGCGACGGGTGTTGTTGTCACTTTTGACGGTATGACATTCACGTTTAAATTGGCGGGACGCCCTCAAACTTATCCGTTATCATCAAGCGATCAGTCGATGGAAGTTGAACTTGAATTAATCGAAAAATGGTAAACTATGAAAAATTACAGTCAGGCGATAAAAGACGCGATAACCGACGAACAGCCGCTTGTCGGATTAATTCGAATGAACTTAAACGGGGGAACAATATACTTAACAACCGCCGCGCATGATATAGACTATTTGGGCGAAACTTGGATTTCGTCGGGATTGGTTTTAAGCGTTGCGTCTTTATCTGAAAAAACCGAATTGTCGGTTCAATCAATTGACATAGAATTCACAGCCGTCGATCAATCAATCATTGCCTTGTTCACAAATAACAACCAACAAAATAAAACAATTCTGTTAAAATTAGCCATACTTGACGATGTTCATCAAGTGATCGGCGAATTGTATTCGAAAACTTATATTATTGATTCGTTTTCAGATCAAAACGACGATAATGAAGCAACAATAAATGTTGAAGTGTCAAACTTCCTAAGTGATTTCGAAGCGGTTCGCGGGGTAAGAACAACACAAGCAAGCTTTGCGCGTTTTTATCCGAATACAACAAGTTTTATCAATTCCAAAGATATTAAAAAGGAATTGAAATGGGGCGGTGAATAATGGGTTTTTTAGATAAAATTGGCGGTGTATTAGGCGCGGCTTTAGGTGTTATTTTTAAACCAATTTCGAAGTTATTGAAAAAATGGTTATTGCCCGACGTTCCCGCGAAAGAAGGGCTTGTTTTACCCCGTGAAGGCTCGAACGTTTCAATCCCGATCGTATACGGTCGCAGGAAGGTCGGCGGGATTACGGTCGATAAAAACGTTACCGACGGAAATATTGATTTTAATGTATTAGGTTTCAATGTAAACATTACGGGCGGAAATAAAAACGCATTGCTTCACTTGTTGGTTATTTTTTCGCATGGTGAAGTTGAAGCGATCGACGAAATTCAATTTAACGGAAAACCATCAAGTGACCCGCAATTTGCAAAGAAGAACGGCAATAAATGGTTTGCAATTCAAACAAGGTTGGGGGGTTCCGATAATAACACAGCCGTCGACGGTGTTGGTTTATTAAACAATTTCGACACTGTAAACAGTAAATATGAGGGGCTTTGTTTTGCCCTTATCACGCTAGAACAAGACAAAGATCAAACCGTTTGGCGCGGTATTCCCGAAATAACGGCTATTATTCGCGGCAAAAAGTGTTTCGATTGGAGAACAAATCAAACCGTTTACACTGAAAACCCCGCCGTGCATGAAGTTGATTATTTAAAATCGACAATATACGGTAAAGGATTAAACGACGCGGATCTTAATTACGACTATTTCACAGACGTCGCGAATTCTTGCGACGTTATTGAATCAACAAATTCAGTTACTACGACTCGCAGTTATTATGAACCTGAACTTGGTCAGTATATTAATTTACCCCCAACGGTAACGACTGAATCATTTAAACGGTTCACGAACAACACGATCATCGACACCGAACGAAGTCTTTTCGATAATATGCAAGAAATCGCGAACGCGTTTCGCGGATATTTCCCAGAACCCGACGGGCGTATTGCTATCGGTTCGGAAGATACCGCGACAAGTGTTTTTAGTTTCGATACAAATAACATAATTGGTAAAATCACGCGTTCAACAACAAGCCGAAACGACCGTTATAATCGCGTGATTGTAAAATTCCCGAACAAATTAAATGACTACGAAACCGACGAAGTTTATTATCCCGACGCCGCAAGTCAAACTTATACGGATTGGTTGACCGAAGATAACGGTGTTCCCCTTGAAACGACCATAAACGCGGATCATTGCGCATATAAAGCCGAAGCCCTTCAACTTGCCGAAGTTGCCGCAAAAGTGTCGCGTAATAGTGATCAAGTTAATTTTCTTGCAACACTTGAAGCCGCCGAACTGGATATTGGCGACGTAATCGACGTTACGGATGAAAATCGGGGTTGGACTAATGTCGAATTTCGCATTTCAGAATTAAGTTTTAATGATGACGGAACAGTCGGGATCGCCGCGTTACTACATAACAACACGGTTTATCCTTGGGCGGGTAAAGATTACGACGAACGTATTGGTGGAATATTTTTAGGCGACCCGACAAACATCGCCGCACCGACAAACCTAGCGTTTGCGCAAGATCCGAATTTGTCGAATTCTGGCGAAATAAGTTGGGATCACGTAGACGACGCGTTTTCGCGCGGCTATAGAATAGAAATATTTACAATCGACGCCGAACCGTTGCTTATTGTTGAAGGCGAAACGACGTCGAAGCGTTTTCAATTACCTTTAATTAATCAGGGTGTTTACACGATTTCGGTCGTCGCAATATCAACGATCGGAACTATTTCGGACGCCGCAACCCTTGAACTTCAGTTAATAGCCCCCGTCGCACCTACCGACATTATTTTTCTTACTAACGATTGGGACTTTGAAATTCAACCCGCCGTTGTCGGCGGCATTGGTTCAGGCTCGACGTTCCAATTCGATTATATTCAAGGCGACGGGGTGGGATATACGCCAACGTCGCGGGCGAACGGTGCAAGCTATACCGCAACGGGTTTGATCCCGAATACCCTTTACACGGCGTATGCACGAACCGTGAACGCCTTTGGCGAATCGGTTTGGTATAGCGAAGCAACGACGACGACGCAAGTTGGGGCGCAAGTTCAACCGTTCCTTGACAATATTGAAACGGAACTTGACGACGCGCAAGACGCGATCGACGCCTTGGTTGAAACGCAAACGGTAAACTTCGCGGCTACAACAGGGTTGATCGACGACATAAACGTCGATATTGGTTTAATAAATACAGACATTACAACGATCGAAAATGACATTACAACGATCGACGCGAATATCGAATTGATCGACGCGCAAGCCCAACGCGACCGTTTTGAATTGCGAACCGTTTTTGAAAATACCGAAGAAGCCGATCTTGAATTATTGCGCGGATTAACCAACGACGCCGCAAGTCGCGAAGTGTTGCGTCAACAATCTGGCGAACAACAGGTTTTAATTGACGCCGCGATCTTCGTTGACCCCGACACGGGGCAAATAATAAATAAGGCGTTCAGCTATTCGGACGGACTATTTACACAAGCCGAACTTCGAATTGACGGCGTCGAAGGTGAAATTACCGCCGCCGTTGACCGCATCGAAACAACCGAAACGGGGATCACGGGTTTATCTGCTGAACTAGCACTTGTCCCCGCACAAATAACAGCAACCGCGACGGCAATCGTTTCGGAATCAATCGCCGCGCTCGAACCCGCGTTTGTGTTTAACTTCTTCGATTCGGCGCAAGGTTGGGTCGCAGTAAATGGAACCGTCACTTCGCAAACAAATCAAATCGCGGTCACTTGGGGCGATATTGAAAACGCTTCGTTAGGCTACGACGCCGACAACAACAAATTGATCCGCGTCGCTATTGAACGAACGGGCGGTTCGGGTTGGGTTGGTAACGTAGTTATTGAACGCGACAACGCAACGACCGAAACGTTTGCGGGTATCATTACTGAACCACCCGCTTCGGGGTCGTCGATATTATTGATCGACTTTTCGGGGCTTGCCAATTATTCGGGCGTTATTGACCGCGTTCGTTTAACACTTGGCGCGTCGGTCGCGGACACCTTCGTTGTAAGTTCGATCACGGTCGGAAAAGCGGACGCAACAACGCAAGACTTGCAAAATATCACGGCGCGCGTAACACAAGCCGAACTTGACATTGACGCGAACGAAGGTGCGATCACGCAACGTGTAACAGTTACGGATTACAACAATGATACAGTCACGTTTTCAAACGTTGAAACGACCGTTGACGGCTTAAACTCAATTATTTCGCTTGAAGCAACGCGTCAATCATTAATTGACAATGACACGATCGCAAACGCAAACACGGCATTAATTGAAATTGAC